TTCAAAGGATTAGTGGTGATAAGATTGCTGTTCTGTTTGATGATATGTCACCTTGGGAAAAATTGGTGACTTTCCCATTGAAGGTTGTTAAAGAAGACACCACTGGAAAACAATATTACAAGATGAAATGAGAGTAGATAAAGTTGTAATTGTGGGAGGCGGGGCATCTGGATGGATGACCGCCTCTTCTTTAATAAAGACTTTTCCTGATCTTAAAGTTACTCTAATTGAAGATCCAAATGCTCCTTCTCTTGGTGTGGGAGAATCTACCTTATCGCATTTTAATGAGTTTTTACAATCAATTGGATTAACAAATGATAAGGATTGGATGTCGTATTGTAATGCGACTTATAAAAATGGTGCTTTATTGAAAGGGTTTTCTGAACATTCTTCAGAACTCTTTTTTCCATTAGGAGCTTTTAATTTACAACAATCTCCCAACTTTCATATATGGTGTGAACTTAATAAAATGTATCCAGATGAAGTGCCTTGCTCACGTGCAGCACACTTCTTCTTACCTAATGCTTTTTTAGTAGATAATAATAAACAAACAGATAATTCAGATGGAACTTTTCCAAACTTTAATTTCTTTTATGATGTAGCATATCATATTGATAGTAATAAGTTTGGTGAATATCTAAAGAATAATGTATGTCAAGATGTTGAAAAGATATATGCTAAAGTATTACGTGTATATGATAAAGAGTTATTTCTTTCTAACGGTCAAGTAATTGATGCTGATCTATTTGTAGATTGTTCGGGATTTAAGGCTGTCTTATCAAGATCTCCATGGACATCTTTTGGTCATATCTTAATGAATGATTCGGCGGTAGTTGGAACAATTCCCTATACAGATAAGGAGAACCAATTAACTAATAAGACAACTGCAACTGCTATCGATAATGGATGGGTATGGGAGATTCCTCTATGGGATAGACTTAGTGTTGGGTATTGTTATTCTAAGAAATTTCGTTTTGCTTCTGATGCTGTTGAAGAGTTTAATATTTTCTGTGAAGAAAAATATAATTGCAAACCTTCTAATGCACATTACATACCTTTTGAAAGTGGGAAAAGACAGGAAGCGTGGATTGGTAATGTTGTTTCTATTGGGTTATCCTATTCGTTTATTGAACCTTTAGAATCTACAGGACTTCTTACAACACATGAATCTATTACAGCTTTGGTTGATGTGTTATCATTTAGAAATAGAGAAATTAATAAGATGGATATTGATGGATTCAATTACGTCTTGGATAAGAAAGTAGATTACTTTGCTGATTTTATTGGATTTCATTATGGATTTTCTACGAGATGTGACAGTCCCTATTGGGATCATGTAACAAATTGTGTAAGATATAATGGAATCGCTGATAATTTTTGGGATAGTTTGATTAGAGATCATGAGTATCATACCAATGGATCTACCTTCTTATTAGCGGTTCAGAATGGGTATAATCCGATTACAGAACATAATTATTTTCGTATACATAAGAGAGGTTGTTTGAATGATGAGTTACCTAGGATTGAAAATAATGCCAAAGAGTGGTATAATGTTTATAATGCAACTCTAGAACGAGTTAATAAACTTCCCAGTAGTTATGAATTTTTAAGAGGAACAATTTACAATGACCAAACCAGTTAAGAGAGCACTAGTATTGGGTGCTGGTGGATTCATCGGCAGTCACATGGTGAAACGTCTTAAGTCTGAAGGGTATTGGGTACGAGGTGTAGATCTTAAGGAACCCGAATATTCAGAAACTGAAGCAGATGAATTTGTTCAGGGAGATTTGAGGGATTATAGTTTTGTTAAACGGTGTCTTGAATACAAGGGCCCTTATAATAATTTCTTTAATTCTATTCCTTGGAAATATATTGGATGTTTTGATGAGATTTATCAGTTTGCTGCTGATATGGGTGGAGCAGGTTTCGTTTTCACTGGTGAAAATGATGCTGATATTATGCATAACTCTGCCACCATTAACCTTAATGTGTTAGAAGCACAGAGGGAAATGAATGAGATTCGTGGTGTACATGAGACACGAGGTGGGACAAAGATTTTCTATTCTAGTTCTGCTTGCATGTATCCAGAATATAACCAATTAGACCCCGATAACCCCGATTGCCGTGAAGAATCCGCTTACCCCGCTGCTCCAGACTCTGAGTATGGATGGGAGAAATTATTCTCCGAGAGGTTATATTTCGCTT